AATCTTCCGTAACTGTATTAGATGATTCTGTCAATGTATTAGAATCTTCTGTAACAGTGTTAGATGCTTCTGTCAATGTATTAGAATCTTCTGTAACAGTGTTAGATGCTTCTGTCAATGCATTAGAATCTTCCGTAACTGTATTAGATAGTTCAGTAAATAGTATTGAAGCATCCATAACAGTATTAGATACTTCTGTCAATGCATTAGAATCTTCTGTAGCAGTATTAGATGTTTCTGTGAATGGAGTAGAAGTAATAATTTCTAATTATGATATCTCATTCAATAGCATTTCAATAAATGGTATAAATGGTAAATTTGAAAATTTAGATATTTCCGAAAATGTTAGTTTTATAAAAAATCCAATAATTAATAATCCTCAAAGAACCTTGACTAATTTTGGTGAAACAATGACAATTATAAATTTGGATTCATCAGGGTCATATAACAACGGTCAATATGATATTAGTTTTGAAAAAGTCATTTATAGTAATGTTGATAATTCTAGTAATATTTTTAATACAACTACTAACATTATTGATTTTAGTAATAATCAAAATATAATCGGAAATTCTATTTGGGAAATTTATTTTTCAATTCCATGTGAATTTAATAATCAAGCCGAGTCATTTGCTGTATCTTTTAAAGATGTAAATGGTTCAACTGAATTAATATTAGATACAAGAAGTGTTGGTAAAAAAGACGGTTTTAAAACAGTAGTATTTGGTCCTCAAACATTTTTATTTCAACAAGACAGTCCAGATATTTTATATAGTCAAATGCAATGGAACGTAAATTTTGATATATGTGGTGGTTCTATAGAAACTAAAAATGGAAGATTAACTATGAAACAAAAATCACTTATATAAATACATGTAATAAATATATTAAAAATAAAAAAATTGAATTAAATAATTAAATAATTAAATTAAAATAATATTAAATGAATTTACAATTTGAAACAACCAACAAATCAATTTCATATTTAGAAATTGATATAAATAACATAATTAAAATACAAAAATGGGTTAGGGGGAAAATGTTATTATTAAAACGATTACCTTTAATTATGTACGTCATTCAAAAATATTTAAAATTACAAGAATTTGACTTTTCAACCAAAAATGAGGATGGTAGAATAAATAGTTGTATTGATGAGGACGAAGTAATTAAATTACTTATTGAAAAGTTTGGTGAAAGAATAAAAAAACCTAAAATTAGAATGTGGTATGATATTTTATGTTTTGATTATATGTATGGATGGATTCCAATAAATATAAAAACGACTACTACATTAACAAGTGATAATACGGGTAACTTAGCAATGTGTGTATATGCTTATACTAATGAAGTATTAAATATTCATAGTGATAAATCTTATGAAAACGGTAATATGAGTGATATACTTTTTGATAAATTAAAAAATAAACAATATAATACTAATCATAAAAAAGATTATTATTTTATTGTATTAAATAAAAAAGATGGTAGTGATATAATTGTTAATAGTGTAAAAGGTTTGACAATATTAACACCAAATATAAATAATTTACCATTTCAAGTAAAATGGAGCAAAAATAGAATTTTTAAATATAAAAATATAAATAAAAATATTAAATTATTAATTCATTGTTTTCAAAAACCTTCCCCAAGTTGGATAGAAAGATTTATGTCAAATATAAGAACATTAGAGTTATAAATATTCATTTGGAATAAATGAATTTGAAAGAGACCGATGTCCAATTTTAAACCTTCCAGAAAACATAAAATTATCCTTAAATGTATTACTATTTATGTATGAGAGTACCTTTTTTAACTTACACTTTTTTTTGGGTTTAAGCATTATTAATCCACCACCAAAATAATTAACTTTACCTAAGAATGCTACTTCTGTTTTACGTGTTAAATTATAAATATAAATACAATCTTTACCAAGATTATTGTTTATTGTATTAATATTTCTTGGCGCCCCCCATTCAAACCAATTATTTTCATTAAACCTTCGTATTTTTCTTTCAATAAGTTTTTTTTTGTTGTCTAATAAATATTTATTAACTTTATCATTTTCACAAGGATAGTTTCTAATATAAATATATTTATCAATTTTATTTTTACCATTTAATAGTTCAATATTACCAAGTTCCTCATTTTTATACACTTCTTCTTTTCCAGTAACAAGACCAACATATATATCAAAATAGTCTTGAATCATAATATTATTATTATTATTAGTTTCTCCAAAAGTAATTAATCCATTACTATTTGTAATATAGAGTAATTTGTTATTATATAATACTCTATTATCAATTAAATTATTTTTACAATATCTAAACACAATAACATCAATAGATGCATTATCAAACATTTTTTCATTATGCGGATGGAATATATGAGTAAATGTTCCATTTTTCATCATAATATTTAATAATTTTGAAGCACTTGTTAATTTAAGAAAATCAGACGGAACAATAAATATCAGTTCGCCATTATCATCAAGTAAATTATAACATTTTTCAGTAAAATCAATATACAAATTTCCTTTTTTAATTTTAACATAAGGTGGATTTCCTATTATTGTTTTGTATGTTTTTGTAATTATTTGTTTCATAAAATCACCATAAATAACCTTGTCTTTTTGTATTTTATCCAATAATTTGATTTTTGTATCAATTTCATACATATCAAAATTTATATTTGGTATTTTATCTGTAATATATGTAATTAAATCACCTTGTCCCATAGATGGTTCCAATATATTAGAAGGATTATTTAATATAAACTCAAATACTTTTTGTTTAAGTTCATAATGTGTTGTAAAATATTGTCCTAATTTTTGTTTTGATTCCATAATTTATATTTTTATAATATAATCTATTAATATGAAAATCAATTTTTTATTTTTCTTTATTTTAATTCATTTTTAAATTATTAAAAATGAATCTATATTTTTTAAAAAGATTTAATTAAATTAAATAATATTTAATACTCTTGAAGAACTAAACAATTACTACTGTTACCGCTATTATCACATACAATACCTGGATAAGAATCAGAATCACCTGTATCATCAGCCGTTTCTACTTGAAAACGAATAGAATAATTTACATTCATGGTGGTATTCGGAAGATCCATATAATTTGAAGAGTATATACTATTATAATCACCTGATGCATTACCTGTTCCTTGATTAATATCTTTTGTTAATAATGTAGCATTATTTGTTCCGATGGTTCTGTATATAAAAAATGTAATTGTTTGATTCGCTGATGTAGAACATCTATATCCAAATCTAAATAAAATATAAATACTAGAATTAATGGATGATGGTGTTATATCTAGACTATAACCATCAGGACTAGCATCTATTATATTGTTAGTATCTGTTATGCTTGGAGTTGATACAATTTTACTGATTACTTGTTTAATAATATTATTATTATTATTAATATCAGATGTTACTATATTAGATCTAGAATATTCAGGTTCTCTTGGACCGCCTACATTTGCTCCATATTGTGGCCATTTCTCTGATCCACCTTTATATGTTCTTCTAACTATATAATTTGTTAATGGAACATCTGGCCAATTTGTAATACTTCTAACTGGTCCTGGAGTATTATTTTGACTAGTTAAACCAGAAATTTTGTTAGCACCTGCACAAATTAATGTATTATTAAAACGTGGTAATTGTTGGGTATTTGGATTAGTTCCGTTTAATCCTTGATTTGCATATGTTTTACCTCTAGGTTTTCCTAATCCACGGGATAATCGAGAAAAATGTTGTTTTTTAGAAAAACCTGCTTGATTGTTTTTATATTGAAATATTACAGCTTTACGCTTTTCATTTAGTGTTTCATATGAACTGTTATTATTATATAGTGGTACATTATCTATATTTTGACATTTTCCATTATCCCTAGTCCAAATAGAAGTTTGTTCTTGTAATTCAGGATTCCATGAACATCCAGATGTAGGAATTATATATGTAAACCATACATAAATGGCACCAATTGTACCATTTCCACCATATGTTATATAATTACCAGAATTATCTCTAGAATTAGTTCCAGGTTGTCCGCCACCACCACCACCTGCACCTATTATTGTTGCATTTTTTCCATCACCACCATTTGGATTTGTTACATCATTACCTGAACCTACTGTACCACCAGTATTTCCATTACCACCTGATCCACCATTACCAGCAGTTGTAGGTGGAATTAGTGTAGATGATGCATTAGCACCACCGCCACCACTACCTAAATAGGTTTGTGTGGTTGTATTACTATACAACAGAGGTGTGCTATTTGTATTTCCAGACGTACCATTACCTGGAACATTATATACACCATTGCCACCTGATCCACCATTACTTTCTTCAATTATCGTAATATTGTTACCTGATATAATAGGAGGTTCTACTGTAGAACCTCCTATATTTTCAGTGTTACTCCCACCAGCAAGATTTCCTCCAGTTGCAGTTATAATATTACCTAAACTTTCTCCTCCAAAATTAATATAAGAATTATCCCCATCACCGCCTGCTAAATTTCCAATACCTCCTAAACCACCATTCCCTACGTTATATGAATGTACATCATTCGCATATACTTTTATAGAATATGTACCAGATGAACCACCACCCCCTCCACCACCACTTAGGTATGATGAATTAGTTGTATTGAGGTATCCTCCACTACCACCACCACCAGCACCAACAATTGTAATATACATAGTTGTATCTTTAAAAAATGTGACTGTCCCACTGCCATCTAAACTAAATGAACCTGTTACAGAATCATAATTATCATAATTATTTACATAACTATTATAGGATGAATATTGTGTAGCATAAAATGGTAAACTCATATAATAATAATAAATATAAATATAATACAATTATTATTTAAGGATTATATCCATCCTCATTTCCTTTGAAAAACCATCTTAATGATAAATACTTGGGCATACTAGTTGTTAATTCACTACTATTAGACATGTCAAGATTAGGACCATTATCAACAATTCGTTGAATTTGACTAGTTCCTAAACCATAATTAAAATATCTTAATTCAGACATATACCCAGAAAATCCACCATTCATTGCTACATATACATCTCCATAGTTTTGTTTTGGAACCCCTTTCATAATAAGACGTTTTGCTAATTTACCATTAATATAAACATCAAGTTGATTATTTTCTACTCTAATTTGGACACATATCCATTTATTCATGGGAATATCATCAATTATTAATTCTTCTTTAATATTATTAAATGTATTCATAACTACTACTAAATCATTTGTATTTGGTGCAATATATAATCCAGGTGCATTATTAGGATGATTCATACCAATTGGTTTTGTAGTATAATTAATATCATCATTACCTTTATGAAAGACATGTTTATATTGACCTTTTTGATATACTAAATCATCAATAAACATCCATACAGAATATGTAAATTCAATACCCTGTGATTTATTATCAGATCGAATCAGTGGTATGGAACCATTAGTAGTTGGATCTTGTGGTATTACAATCATATTTTTTGCATCAACCATTCCATTAAATAAATAAGGAGAGTTATTATAAGAAAACACCCAATTTAATAATCGAGAACTAATTTTTATAGCAATTACAAAAACGACTAAAACTAATAATAAAAATGCAATCTTTGCTATTAAACTATTTGATTCTAAAAATTCTTTACTTCCATTAACTGTTTTATTGCTTTTAAAATTATCAAATGATGTTGCTCCAGAAGAAATATTTCCTGTATCCATATCTATATAAATAGATAAGATATTTAGATATTAAATATAGAATTTTTATATATTTAATAAAAATTAAATAGTAACAGATCCTTGTTCTTGTCCATCGTTTAAGAATTCTATTTTAATTTCGTAAGGAAAATTTATAGAACCAGAACTACCATAACCATCTCTGTATATGTTATATGCTTGTTGTGGGTTTAACGAATCAGCATAATAATGAATATTACCAGTATATCCTGAAAATCCACCTAAAGGGGTCACATAAATAGGAGCATTATTGGCAATTTTGGCAACACCTGGAAGAACACAAGTTCTAACTAATTTACCGTCAATATAAACATCCATTGTTCGCCCATATAAACTAACAATTACATTAACCCATTTTTGAATAGGAACATTTGCAACATTACATGTATGTTTAGAACTATTAGATGAAGTTGAAGAAGAATATACAGTTGTTTCAATTTGAAGATTATTCTCAATTGCTCCTAAAGTGATTGAAGGGGAAGGATTTAGATCACTATCTAATCTCCCTAAAATAATTTTAGGTTCACCGTATCTATAACTCCAATCATCTATATAAAACCATGCTGAATAGGCATAATTTGATGCATTGTTTTGTGCTAAATCACTAGACGCAATTTTTGTAACTTTTGTAGCGTCATTTAATCCACTTATTTTTGTACTATCTCCCATAAACCATCTGACAATTAGAATAATTAATATAATAGATATGACCCCTATTGCAATATTTTTAACTGATAAATCCATAATATAATATACCTTTAGAAATTTTTACTAAATGATATATTATTTATTACGAATTATATAACCAATTAATTTTTTCTCGTGATATATTGTTTCTAAAATACTTGACATTACGAATCCCTCCATATAATCCTTCGTTTGTTCCAGAAGTTATCACTGTATTAGAATTATAAGGAATTACTCCAGTAGTAGATGATACTAACTCATTATTAATAAATATATCAAATGTTGAACCATCATAATTTATAACAATATTATTCCATGTTTGCACTGGAAAATTAATAGTCTCATATATATTTTTCTCATTATTTCCTTCAGTTTTCATTTTAATACGAAGCTTATTTTTAAGAACGTTAAATTGAATATCTGGTTTATCTCCTATATTTAAAAGTGATGTATATTCATCATAATGTGAATTAGTTTCTGGAGGATTAGAATTAATATAAATCCAACTAGAAATAGCGAAATTATAATTAAACTCTTTAGAATCACTATTTAACGACATAACATAATTAATATCTTGAAACGAACCTAAATTTTTTTGGATATTTGTGTTTATTGAATTATTAATTAATTCACTTGAATTATGATACATAATTTTTTCAATTAGCTCTGGTAAAATAAGATATAACCCAATTAATAAAACTTCAGAAAAAAGTAATATAACTATCGGTTTTGTAGTAATATCATATTGGTATTTAATATAATCAATAAACTCCATAATAAGACATGGAAAAAATGTTATAATTTTAATAAATAACTTTAACCATGATGGAGAAGATTCTTTAGGTTCGCCATTATTATTACCAATGCCTAAATATTTAAATACTATAGTAATTAGTCCTAAAAATATAAGAATATTTGTAATCATTAATAAAACACTGGTAAAATTGGAATAATATGTTAATAAATAAAATAAAATATATACTACTCCAAATATTAAAAAAAATAATCCTATAGAACTAAATATTTTACCAACAAATGAAAGTGTTTCATTATTTGTTTCTTTTTCATTTTCAAATAATTGTTTTTTTCTATTATAAAAAAACATTAATAATACTATTAAAAATCCACCACATAACATTAAAAAAATACTAAGTCCTTCATTTGTATCAGTTATAATGTCATATGGGTTTTTAGCAAAAACAATACTAATAATTATAATATATGTAATCAATCCTAATATAAAACCAAATTCGGTTTTATTTGTAATAATATAAAATGCAGCTATTTTGTATATATACTCAATTATATTCATAGTTTTACTAAAAAATGTAGTTCCAGAATCATTAAATTTTGGCAGTTCCTTTTTTTCAGTTGTGTTAGATTTAGTATTCGCCATTAATAATTCGTTAGAAATAAATTAAAGGTTTTCCATCGCTGTTTTTTTTCCATGGCAATCTCTACATAAAGCTACTAAATTATCAACATGATTGGATCCTCCATGTTCTAATCTAATTTTATGATCAACTTCAAACCATGCAGGTAATTGTATTTGACAATGCTCACATTTCCATCCTTGTTGTGATGCTACGAATTTTTTCTTTGTTTCACTTACACAACGTTTTGTACTTTTTTTACCTGACTCCATAATACGATTTATCTGATGTTGATCTTGTTGTTGATAATTATTACCACCTGTAAATGGTGTTTTATTGGTAAAATCTATAAATGGACTAAGTATATCTAAAGAAGATTCACCACTTGGCATATGTTTAATTATATTACTCGCTTGTTGAACAATATTCTGAGATTCAGAAGGATTTTTTTTTAAAAATAAATATATGCTTAAACCAGCAAAGGCAAAGCCTATCATTTTAAAATATTTCTGCCAAGATTGTAATATTTTAATATAATTACCATCGTGATATGTATTTGCTATAAAAAAAGCAGTAATAGCTAAAATTAATATTTCTGATTTCATATAATATTTATAAAGTTTATATTTTTTTTAAATATTATACTTATAC